TGGCCATATTTATAGGAGGTAGCCAAATTGTAATAGTGCCCAAACTTCCAGCAGCTCCAAAGATAATGCTATCCGTAAGCCCAAGATAAGTGTCAATTTTTACCTCTCGAACTGGGTACATAACTCCGTTAGTTTTAATTGGCATACCGAATGTAGACTTTTGAACTCCTACATTGCCCATAACTTCATGGCCGTCTGTTATACCTTGTGGCTTCGCAAAACAATTTCCTCTTTCTCCGTCACCATTCCAGTAATACCCAAAACGGAGGCAACAATCTTCGTCAATAGTTGCTGGGTTGCCCTCTTCGTCCTCCCAGTTTATTAGAAAATTAGTGCTAACGCTAACTGGAGTAATGTTGCAAAGGTTGTTTATGTCAAGAATACGAATGAGTTTTACCTTAGTTGCTTCCATACCTCCGACAACGTATTCGTTTATTTCCAGTATGCGCCAGTAGGAGTCCATTAGCCATATCTTGTCACTAAACTTAAAGGTAAGTATGTCATTCAAAGTAAGCGTAAAATAAGCCTCCATTATTCGTGCTTGGCCGTCGTAAAGTTCTCTATAATAGTTGCGCCAGTATTTATTGTATAGGTTGTTATAAGGGTTGGCAACAATGGTATGCAGAGGAACTTCTGGAGCGAAGTTTAAGTCTAAGTCACCAACGTCTGCATTCATAGTTGAGTAGTTGTTTAGACACTTAACTGATGTCGGAACAACTGCAGTACCATTGTGCATATTAACACTAAAATCTGCAAAGTAGTATAGTATTCGAGCCTTTGGTTTGACAAATTCACCTTGCTCGTTTAGAAATCTGGGACATACAATATCGGTATTGCTTATTCCATTGCTGGGGGTACTGGCAAAAGCTAACTCTATTTTCTCTTCCCCAGAGGCAAAGTCATTTTGAACGTCAAAGTCGAACTGGTCTATCTTGTATTCCCCAAACGTGCGCCCACTATCTGCATAAAACTTATTATAATAGTCTCCGTCTTGCGCATAGGTAAACTTAAATGAAGCCTTTTGTATGTCAGTAGTGGGGTATATCATTATATCCTTGCCTATGTCAATCTTCTGACTCCAGTCCCCTCCGTCCGTACTGGCAATATAGTTTACCATTGGCTCAATAAATAAGGAGTTAAGATTGTTGCGGTCTGAAACTATGGCCAGATTAAACATTTTTTGAATACTCTTTATGAAGTCCACTTGCAACATATCTGGCGCGTTGTTTACCATGTTACAGAAACCACTTGTTGACACAAAAGTTAATTCAAGGCCAGTATCTATTGTCGTTACATTTCCGTTAAGGTTAATATTGCCAGCGTAGTCTCCTTGCCATTCACCTATGACAAGTTCTAACTGGTCGCCTTCATTCATTTGAACGCTGGTTATTACCTCTCTACTAAACGTATTTCCAGCACCGCAGTCTACGTCTATTTGATATAAGGCTTGGCCAAACCAACTTGTCGACCAGTCCGCAGAGGGAAACGTTTGACCAGTTACTACATTTCGCAAAGCCATATACACTCCAAAGCAACAATTATCTGTCGTACCACTTGCTTTTATTTTGAAACCATAGCTACCAGTCCATTGTGCAGTAAAAATTCCAGCACTAACTTGGCCATTATAGTCCCAGAATGTAGCGGTTTGTGGCGCAAGGCTTATCTGATTAGCGGCAAAACTATACGGAGCATCAAGACCCATACCCATAGCAATTTCTGTTAAGCCTAAAAAGGTATTAGGGTCTTTGCTATTTAACCATGGCACATAAACGTTTTCTAATAACTCTGCTTTTGCGTCAAAGGTGTAAGAGAAACCAGCTTCATTCATTATCTGGTCAAATATCCATAAAGCAGTTACCGCTGGTGTCATTTGATTAGGGTACAAAGGTTTATACCCCCAGTTGCCAACATTATATGCAGAGTATAAAGGCTGGAAACCAGCAGAGGCATCGTATGCAGTAAAGTTGTATTTGTCACATAGTGTTAAAATAGTATGGTCATTAGGCTGCCCAACTACATTGGCATAATTAAAGTCAAAATTGAGGTCTGGTAACAGAGTAAGGTCTCTTAACTTTTTGTTCGTTAATGCCCTCCCTAACGAAGCCACTTCGCCAAAGAATGTAATCTCAAACTCGAATAGTTTGCCTTGTGTCCAATATACCTTTTTGACTTGTATGTGTCCGACTGCAATAGGTATGGTTTCGACATTAAGTGTACTGGGTACTTTCACACGAAAGTCAAACCAGCCGTCAAAGTTTACGTTATAAATACTGCCAAAGAACTCTATGTTACGCTCCGAGGCTGGCACTCTAAACTCTCTGGAATAATTACTGGAGGGTTGTAAGTCCATGATGTCATTGAACGCAAAGTTCATGTGCATTTTTTCCTCATTATAGAGGTCAAGCGTGACAGAGTTTCCGCTGGTATCTGTTACAAAGAGGTGAACTTGTTGCATCATATTCCTACTGGTTGACTGAATTTAAGTTTAATTGTCAAGTTAAATAGTCTGGAGTATCTGTCGTCTTTGACAATGAAACTGCTTTCGTCCACAATAACTGGAATTTGATTGCCGTCGTCGTCAACAATAAAGACGTCATTACTTATTAACAATGTCTTTAATAACTCAAACTCTCCTTTGCTTAACCAGTCACTATTTATAACTATTCCTTTGGTCGCAATTACCATGCGGTCTGTTATACCTCTGTCATGGGTATTGAAAGTAAAGTCTGTCTCTGCGTATGTACCTATGACTTGGGTATATTGTTTTCTGTCAAGAGTATAGTTTACTTCGCTTTTCTTATTGAAGTTGAAGTAATCGACACCACCGCAAGTGTTAGTCCACATGAGACGTACATTGTCAAAGCGACAATCCGACGGCACTTTGTAATAAACATACGAACGGCTCTGTCTGCCACCAAGGGCATCAATGCCAGTTAGAATGTAGTAATACCAGTCTGGAGGTAATACTCCGTCTGCGCCTAAGTTTTGAGGGTATATGCCAACATAGTTGTTATGGTCTGGTGCTCCAGAGTCTAAGTTGTATGTCACGCTACTTAAAGACGTTCCGTCTATGTCAAAGAACTCAATATACAAATCTGTGGCATCTGTTGTTAATGCAGAAGTAAAGATTACTGACATAATTATTCCCCAGTCCTCTTGCCTTGCTGGAATATAAATGCAATTATTATCTAAGCTAAATTCGGAGGCTTGTTGCCATGAATGAGTTTTTTCGGTGCGTTCACTTAATAAATAATCCTTAGGGTCATTTAGGGCATAACGTTCGTTTGGGTCTGGTTTGTATCCGTTACTAATTTCATAGTTAGCCAGAAAAAATGCAATCTTAAACTTCGCTGGTTTTAAGCCGTCTGGGTTTTCTGTAAATATGCCTCCGACAAGCCACCCCTCCAGAACATTTATTTCGTCGTTAAAATGCGCAGTATATTCTGCGTTAATGTTTACAGAGTTTGCCATAGCGGTATGTTTCAAACGTTCCCTTAAAATAGGGCATAGGTCTAACATACCAGTTCCGCTGGGGTTAGGCTGCAAGTATAGTGTTACGTCTATACTGGGTATGCTTAATATGAAGCGGAAACCAGCATTGAGATAGTTGGTACTTGTCATACATACCATGAGTTTTTGTCCGACTGGGGTATAGTCGTATGGCTGGTCAGTTATTGTTATCATTGTCGTCTGTTCTAAATGTTTTTTCTAAACTAATTGTAAAGTCTTTTGCGTATGCTTCACTTAACTTGTCTGTAAATTCGTCAATAACAAGGCTAACGGCTTCGTCAAATGAACGTCTTGCTGGTATTCCGTCTTTACCTATCTTCTTGGCAATAAGGAACGCAACGGCTTTCTTTTGCTCTTGTGTCGACTTTGTAAATTTTCCTCTGGAGTCTCTTAACACTACTGGCTTTGCACGCATCCAAGCTAAGATTGAGTCAACTGGAGGTGCTTTTTTATTTTTACCACGTCCAAACTCTACTGCCTCATAGTAATTCTTTGCGTCTCCTTTGGCATAGACCATTATGTCTATTGAACTTCCCTTTATATTGAGGCGGTACGCTAATGACTTAACCAGAGTACCACTTGCCACCGCACGTCTCTTTCTGTCACCTACTTGCTTCCAGCGTTTATAGTCCTCTTTCATGAGGTCAATAACTACCTTAGCCATTTCGTTAATGACTTTGAAATAGTTAGGCTTCGATAGTTCGTTGTTCTCGTCAGCCATTGTCCTCTGTTGTTTCCTCTGGTATTTCCTCGAATATAGTTGTGTACATGAGGCCACTATTTATAGCCTCTTGCTCGTCAAGGGTTTCGATATACCCATTGTCAGTAAACATTCTGTGTTTCTTTAATATCATCGTGCAGTTGTTAATATGTTTTCGTAACCTAAGTAATCGCAGTAAACAAGTCTGGCAGTTGTTCCAAGTGTTTTATATATTCCTTGTTTAACAAGCACAAATCTATTATTTGAAGCAAGCGGAATGTTAGTTGTATGTGTCGCAACCAAAGTACCATTGACATAAAATGCTGCCGACGTTCCAGTTGCATTTATTTCTATTCTTAATTTAGTCCACGCTCCATTAGTTACTGCAACCGAAGTTGTGGTAAGTGTTCTTACTAAATTTGCAACTGAAACACATTGCCAATTTGGTGATGCAGCCGTACCATTTAAGGTGCCACCTTCGTCGTATGTAAAAAACACTCCGTCACCCTCTTGTGTATTTGCACCATTAGAACCAAAACCACTAAGCCAACGAAATCTATTTGTTGCGTCACTTAAAGTATTTATATTTATTGATGTTTCAAAATTCCAAACTCCAGCGCCAAACCAAAGTATTGCAACACTTGCGTTTGTATGGTTAGCATAATTAGTTGTTGCAGTCGCAGTTGAATAATACTGCACACCTTGCTGGTTAGTTCTGTTTGGAATTGATGTGCCACTATTTGATATTACACCTCCAGACGTTAATGACACTAATCCGTCAAGTGTTGCTGAATTTCCTATAAAGTCAGTAAAGAATGAAACCAGACGCTTTCCTCTGTCTATAAATGACATGGAATTTATAGCGTCTATTGTGGGGTACTTTGTTCCAGTTCCGTCTGTGGCCAGAGAGTTCTGTTTATTAGCAACGTTCTCTGCCGTATATCCGAGTGTGGACTGGTATAAGGTGTCAAAGTAAGTCTTTAAGGTCGCCTTTACATTTGCCCATGTCAGTTTCTTCCAGAGTAAGTTAGCGTCTGCACTATCGTATAATAGAACTGCGTCAGCGTCTATGGGTGTACTCTTGCTCTGGTCTGTTGCTACGTCATGCAATTCGTTAAGTTCGTATCCGTTCTGAATAGCCAAAACAATACGTCCCAAGTTTGGGTGGCTTCTGGCAACATAACCAATAAAGACAGAATGATTAGGCTCTGCTGGAGGGGTATTTGCTACCATGCCTCCAGCAATAGATGCGCTTAACCATAAAGTGTCTCCAGCACTAAAAGCAGAAGTATTTAAGTCATGTAAAGTTCCATTTACTGCAACTTGTCCGTCTGAGTTATTCGCAATATTCGCAATAACAATTCCTATGGTCTTACTGCTTGTTGCCTCCGTATTAGCTTGCGCAAGAACTGCGTTTGGTCTGTTTCCAGTTGCCCCACTTAAATAGACAATCTGCCCTTTTGTTAGTGTTGTTCCAGTTGAATTGCGCACAACTATTTGTATGCGTTCGGCACTATCTACTACTCCGTCTACGTCGGTGTCATAGACAGACTTAAACATGTCTCCAAAACCAGAAATATCTGGCTTATTCAATATCTCTGCTACTCCAGAGGTAGCACTCCAGTCACTATTAACTTGTGCCGCTGGTATAGTAGGTTTGTTTAATATCTCTGACAATCCACTTGTTGAACTCCAGTCAGAATTTACTTGCGCAGCTGGTATTGTTGGTAAGTTGTCAAGGTCTCCATAGTCATTACTGAATGCAGTCGCTCCTAAGTCTGCGCTATTTGCTTTCAGTCCTATTTCGGTATTCATGTCAATAATAGTTTGACAATCTGGTAAGTCCTCGCACGTTAGTCCTCCAGCCTCTATTAGATGCCAGCCCCTAACTCCTAATGCGTCCGTTCCATAGTAATAGTTAGGTAGTGGTTCTGCTAAGTCATTAACAAGGCTGACGTCTCCGTTGTCGTCAAGGTTAAGGCTATCTATGAAGTGCAAACGAAAGTATGTACCACTCTGCGAAGAGTAGCCAAAGTTGTTCCAGTCGGCTGGCACATTACAAGCGTCCCAGTAATAAGGCACTACTAATGTCATGGTTAATTTCCAGCCAGTAAGCGTGTGCTTATCCGCTTCCATGAACGGAGTAATACTGGCATTGGTCACGCTAATTAGACTTCCAAAGAATGTGTCGTCATTAGTTATGGTATTGATTAAGTCCTCTGCTATCTGCTGGAGGTCACTAAGCGTTTCGGCTTGGTACTCTGTTTTGGTCTCCTTGTCCCTTGGCAAATCAGCAAAGACTATTTCAAACTGAAACTCCTTTGAGCCTTCCAGATATTGCACGACGCTGGGTATAACGTGCATAAAAGGGTAAACTGGAAATTTGAGTAAGTCCTCGTTGGTAATGAAACCATGACTAAATGCTTTTAGAATAAAATGACCTTCGGCAAAAGCCTTAAATCGAGTTAGAATTGCGTTGTAGGATTGTATGCTTGACATAGTTGTAATCTTTAATATAAGTCATATATGTAAATAGTTCCCATGCTTTCTTTTGGACAATGGTATCTAATTTAGTTAGGTCTCTGTCGCAAGCGTCCATTAGTACATGATACCAGCCGTACCTTGACAATGTATCTGCAAGTCCGTCGTCTACTGCGGTTGCGTGTTCTCCAGTTCCAGCAGTTCCTTTATCTGTTGGCTTAAAAAGTCGCTCGAAATGTTGTGCAGTTCGTCGTGCAAAGTCGAAAAAAAAAGCATCGCTCCATTAAACACTTCAAGTGTCATAGCACTTATTTCGTCCTCTCGGAGTTCATTCTCTTTAATGCTATATGGCTCAATCTGGTATTGTTTATTGACACGAATAGTAATAGGTCGGTATAAGATACCAGCAATCTTTACTATGTTCTTTTTGATGTCCTTTGCGTATTCTGTTAAGTCAATGTATTCACCAACGGAAATATCATATAAGTTTGGCATAAAGCCATATTCCCTTCCATTAAGAGTTATGGTCTGGAAATGCTTAGCACTTTCTTTACGGAGTCCGTCTGCAAATACTGCTATTAGTTCTCCATAGTGTCGAATAGGTATTTTTTCTGCCTCCTCTTTGGTAACAGAACATATTGCCATTATACGCTCCAGTTCGGTACTGGCCAAATGAAAGTCTTTGAACTGCTTAATGGTTATGCTCTCATAGTCGCTGGGAATTTCTACACTTATTGCCATTGGGTTGTTATTTAGTCAAGCAAATATACTAAATAAAGTTAGACAATAATTGGCTATCCTTTGCCAGACATACTTCGAGACTGGTATTCATAGGACAAATACATGACCTCCAGTAACCAACGTTTGAACTTTTTATAGTTTGTCATAAATCATAACTTGTAATGGGGCATCATTTACTCCAGCAACCTCTTGTCTTTCGATGTAACCTCTTCGCTTGCCTTTGGTCTTTAAGAAAAATATAGTTGCAGTTGTGTCTCCGTCTAATATCTTCTTATGGAGTTGAGACTCTGCGAAGTCAAGGGTTACGTCGTTTAATGAGTCTACTGCTTCGCTATATGCTTCGTCGTCGTGCAACCAGCGGTAATGAGTCTTTCGGTCAATACCTACTGACTTACAAGCGGTTGTAACAATGCCAAGGCTCTTTTCGAGGGCTTGTAACATAGCCTCCTTTTTTAGTGAGGCATTTTGTGGCTTAGTTTCCTTCTGACTCATGGTTGTCTTTGTATTCTTTTGCTAACTTTATTTGACGTTTGGTCTGCCAAGACTTGCGGTATTCTGCGTCTTTGAATAGTTTAGAGAAACCAGTAAGGTGCTTTAATTTAAGTATCTCTTCTGGCTCCATGCCTAAGTGGTTGCATATCTCTTCGTCCTTCCAGCCGTTTTCTAACATTTGAAAGACCATGCTTGACATACCAGAGACGCTATGTGCCCCTCTTGCTCTGTTGTGGCGAACGGTTGCGGCCATACGTTCGTTAATATCCTTTTCAATAACTACTATTGGCAATAGCCCCATATTGCGTTCGCTTATGTCAGCGTTCATCTTGCAAGTAAAGTACCTATGGAAGCCGTCTACTATGACATATTTCTGGGTCTCTTCGTCATAGATAGTAACAATAGGCTGGGTGTATCCGTCGTGCTTAATACTTTTGTATAGCAGACCCATTTCTATCTTGGCCACACTATTAGGATTGTAGTCATTAGGTTGTACCATGTCTACTGGCACCCAACGAACAAAGTCAATAGGCTGGCTTCCAACTGGGGAAAGCGTGCGGTGTATAAATTCTCGAAGTTCGTTAATGAACTCTGCCTTGTTTTCGGCTTGCTCGAAAGCCTTATTTAGCTCTGTCTGGTAAGTATGCGCCATATCTCATGTTTATTTCGTAATTCTCTGGGGTTATTTTGCCGTCAACGTACTTTTTGAGCGTGTTGAACTCTGGTCTTGTCACGAGGTTTATAATCTTAGTTCCGTCCCAGTCGCTTGACAGAATGGAGTTAATCATGGTTCGGTAAAAAATACTTATTGCTTTGTCACTTATGAGGTACTTTTTATATCTTTCCGTCCATGAGTCGACAAGTGTGCGGTTTGTTTCCTCTTGTACTAAATGGTCTTTGAGGTACATGGCATATTCCTCCCAGTCTTGAAACATAGGGGGCAATACTTTGGGACAATGGTATGAGTTCTTTTTGAGGTGCTTAATAGTATTTGCTCCGTCAATACGCTTGGCAATACGCTCCCAAGTCTTAGGCTCTATTTCTTGCACTAACAATAGGTTCTGAATAGCGGTCTCATGGTGCAGATTAGAAATGCGCATATCAATAACGTTCACTCCATGCCTATACATTTCGTCGTACACTCTATTGTAAGTCCATTTGTTGTCATGTATTGCTTTCCAGACGTCATTAACGCTCCAGTCATAAATAGGGTAAAAGGTATAATGCTCCTTAGCCTTGTTTAATACTTTGCCATAGGTTAGGTGCTTATAAGTTAAACCGCTTGTTAATGACATTAAACGTTTTGGAGACTCTTCGGTGCGCACCCCAGCTAAATAACAACTCTTTAAGTTGCCAAACTCTATTTTGAAGATAGCTTCGAATAGTTCGTGAAACCTCTCTGTGCCATATTTATTCTCTGTCTTGGCAATAGGGTCTTTGGGGTGTATCCATTTTTCCTCTTTGCCGTCCTCCCAGCAATGATTATAGCGTTCATAACTTGACGCATTGTTAGTAATGACCATTGGCATTTGAAACCAGTATGGGTCAACGTCTGGGTGGTGCATTACTTCGCTTACTAAGTCCATAGTACCTTGCCACTCTGCCTCTTGGTCAATGAATAATACTTTGAGAGGTAATCTGTTTTTCTCCTTAGCCACTATGAGTGCTAAATTTAGAGTTATGGTGCTATCCTTGCCTCCAGAAAAGCCAACAACTATGTTTGGAAATTCGTCAAAGAGGTAACGTATGCGGTCTAACGCAGCGTCAAATACATTCTGTTTGTTAAATATGCGCATGGTTAGAAATAAAAAGAGTGTTCAACAGAGGTAATACCATTTTTATATGTCTGCACCTCTTTGAAACCTAAGTCTTTGTATAGATTAACTGACATAGTAGTACAATGCGCAGTTACTTTTCGAACTTTGAATTGGCTATAAACATAATACATTCGTGCGCTTAATAGCTTCTTGCCGTATCCCTTTTGTCTTAAAGGCTCTGGGGTATAGTCACCCTTTAATAATGCCGTCTTGCCCTTTATAATGAAGCCACCAATAGCTTTAATTTCGTCGTCCTCCTTTAATACCATGTACTGCACACGTTTACTGGGTAAGATACCCTCCTTTTGAGAGGCATCTATTAAATGCGCTATGTCTTTTTGGTCGACAAGTTCGACATTGTATTTCAGAACGTCTGGAGGAAATGTTATAATCATGGCTTTTATTTAATGACTTTAATGAGTTTAGCAAATCTTGCTGCGTTTATTTCACTACCGATATACTGCCAACCAGCTTTTTGAACTGCGTTAGCCGTTTGGCCAATTCCAGCAAAAGGGTCAAACGCTATTCCAGTACAACCTATTTGTTTTAATGACTCTGTTATTAATGCATATCCTTTAAGGTCTGGAATATGAATTGTATTATTGAAGTCATTGAATACCATTATGACATAAGGCCGTCCCATGCTTTGAGTGCGTTCGTAAACGGCATTAAGCGTATGTCCGTTACTAACCATACTTTGTATGAGTAGGTCTTGACCCTTAACACTATAAGCAATTATACATGGCTTTTTAGTGTCACTTAGTTTTCCTAACTGGTTTAGAATTTCGTTTATAGTGTGGTACTTTTGTATGCCAGTATTCTTTTTAAGCATGGTCTGGAACATTGACAACGCTTGTTGTTGCCAAGGAGGGTCAGTACAAATGATGTCGTACTCTGGGAACGCCTCCCAGTCCATGATGTCTTGATTGAATGCTTTTACCATTTGAGATTGTCTGTTTTATCAAAGTATCTTTTGCTTAAATCTTGAAAAGGTCTGTTAAATTCTTTGTTCCAGTCTACTTCTGTGACGTCAAAATCTTCGTTGAAGCTAAATGAAGTACGTTCATTGCCACCACAGACACGAGGATTGCCAAATAAACTGGAGTCAATACCTAAATGCTGGGACAATGTAGGAGTTACAACGTAAAGAGGAATGCCTTTGAAAGACATATATCTGCTTATTACTCCGTCCTCCGAATATCTTTTTAGGGTTACTTCGTTATTGTCATAAAAGTTGATTAAATCTGCTTCTAAGACTTTTGGAAAAGCGTGACATGGAAGCCAGAAATTACTAAATACTTTGACAACGTGGTGTCCACTTTCAACTGCCTCTCTATATTTCTTATTCGTGGGGTGAAAGAAACTGACAATGTTTTTCTGGAATGAATAACGAAGCACGTATTCAATTTTAGCAAATAGGTCTGACGTTATACTCATGTCGTCATGTAGAATTAGCTTCCATTTGTGCTCCGTCTGGTAACGAATGATTGACATGTAATTGTCTTTAAGTCCCTTGTACCTATTTTCGTCACGAGTGTCTTTGTAATCTGAATAGTCTGTAAAAACTTTGTATGGCCAACCTATTGCCTCCAGTTTTTCAACTTGGGCAGATATGTCACGCTTATAATGGTTCATTATACAGATTAGCATCACACTTTGGCTCTGTTAATTATTCGAGTAATTGTCATATCATTACCCATTGTCCAATACTTATAACCATTGGCATAGAAATAAACAAAGGGTTTCTTAAAAAAGTATTCTGTCTTGCCATGTTCTCTCATGAATAGAACAACGTCTACAAATTCATTGTCGCTTGCCCACTCTTTTCTTTCTGACCATGCGTGAGGAATGTTTGCCATTGTTTTAGCAAAGGTAAACTTTTGTTTTTCCAGTAACTCTGTAACTCTTTCGTTTGTCATATTATATACTAAATTCGTTTGCGCAATTAGGACAGATAACGTCTGTCGTTTGTTGTTGACTTATCATTTGTTTGGCTAACTCCATTGCCTTTTGTTCTATTTCAGCTCTGGTAACTTCGCTGGTGTCAATATCTGGAGCAAGAAGTGGCTCATAGTCAACTCTGGGTACGTCAATACCCCATTCGCCTAAGTCTTTTGCCTCCCATTCGTTTGCCAATACGTCCCAGTCCCATTCGCCAAAAGAGGAATTGTCTTTAATGACAAACTCTTTTTGTTGCTCTTCGGTTAATTCAGAGGCTTGTATAATGTATATGTCCGTCAATCCAGCCTCTTTACACGCTCGGAGTCTCATATTACCTCCTAAGACAATCATTTCATTATTGACCACAATAGGACGTATGCGAAGCATATCTGGAAACTCTTTAATAGACTTAACAAGTTTACGGAATTTGTCATCTTTAATTACTCTGGGGTTTTCTGGGTTTGGTTTAACCTTACTAATCTTGACACTTTCAATTTTCATATAAATAATTTAGTACAAATATACTAAAATAATTGAATTTACCTAAGTATAGATGTACGAGTAGGAATGAGAGTGTCCTTCAAATAGCGTAAACTATCTGTCGGCATTCCTTACGAATTTACCTCTGGTATGAGTGTTTTCGTGTAGGCTAAAGTGTCAATACAGACCTTTAACGTGGTGGCAACTGGTATAGAATGTATCTTCTATTGTACTCTTACGACTTCCTCCTTAATGCTATCGTTGGCCTTTGGTACGTCCCCTTGTAAGCCTTAATCTAAACACGCAAGCGTTAATCCGTCCATGTCTAAATGAGTCGAAACTCGGTACAAATATACTAACCTTATAACGAGTTAGCATATAAAGTTTTCAACACTAAATTTCTGGAGTAGTTTCTTCTGCTGGGGGTGGCTCTGGAAGTTCTAAGTCTGGGAGGCTTGACAATATCTTGTTTATTGTCTGCTTTATACATGAACCACAAAACTTAGGTTTGGTTTGTTGGCTATAAAGACGGCTATATAATTCATAAAGCCAAACAACTTCGTCTCTATTGGCAGAAGGCTTTTTATTAAACTCCAGCACAGACTTGCGTATCTCAATAATTTCCTCTTTTGAAAGTATTGCGTCCCACTTACTTGCTGGACAACTCCAGATACCTTGTTTAGCTTTAAGTGGCATTACGCAACCGCATAAGTGAATTGACTTCTTTTTATACTTAACTTCGGTAGTAACCTCTTTGCCAATAATTAGTGGGCCACAAGACTTCGTTGTTGGCTCGTAAAACTTGCAAGCATAACATATTGCCAGTCTGCGTTTATATTCCTCTTGTTTAACAAATAGCATTTTGTATTCTTTTTTTAGCGGTTTTGATTGTCGTATATAAATAGTCCTTTGGTATTCCAGTTTCCTTGCTCAATTTGTCATAAGAGAAATCTGTAAATATGTATTCCAGAAATACCATGCGTTCAAATTTAGGTAATCTTTGAATAAGCAAATCTAACTGCTCGTTAGTTAGCCTTGCTCCCAGCCACGTTGTGTCTAATTCTGGATAGTTATTATGTAATTCTCTTTTGTTGCGGTCATAGGCTATGTACTGCTTAAAAAACGTGCTTTTAGGAAAGTGTACCGACCTATACATTGCTTTAATGACATAAAACTCAAATTCATCTTTTGCTATAAGGTGTTCCAGTTTAGAGTTCTGCATTACAGACGCTAAACATTCATGTAGTAAGTCCATGGCAAAGTCTTGTCCCCTTGCAATGTTATGTGCAACCTCTTTGAGTCTTTCATATTTACTTGCAATGTATTGGTTACGTTCCACTTAACGAAAGTATGACATTATTTCTTTGATTGCATCAATAGCACCATAACAAATTATTGCTTTATAACCTCGTTTGTTAAGTTCCTCTTGCCACCACTTTTGTTCTGGAGAAACTTTGCCACCCTTAGTTCGCTTCATTTCTATTGCTAAGCCTTTGAATTGTGCATTCGGTTCGTATAAAAATAAATCTGGAAAGCCAGCGACATAACCATTGGCCACCATTTTCTTAGCTTGTTTCCATGAAGTGCGCACCCCTCCGTTACTGGAGCAGAATAATGCCGTTGGAAAGTGTGTCTTTATGAAACGTATTACTGCTTGTTGCTCGGTATCTTCCAGTCGTGGCTTAGGTTTTATCATATTGGCTTATTTATAATTAGTATAAATTAAGGCAAATATAAAAAAAAACTTGCATAGAGAACAATGTTAGTATAGTTTAGCCGACATAACCAATAACAATTAAAGAAATGGAACAAAGCGCAATCGAAAAATTATTCGTAGAAAAGTTCAACAAGTTTACGAAGCCACAACAAGCTATAATAACTAAACTTTTGAAAGGTTACAGATTAACTAACGTTAATATAAGTAGAATGAAAAGCGAGTATAAGTGGGTCGTTCCAACGTCCTCATATTTAGAGCACGCTGGTCATGTTTATAAGGCTTTTTGGGGTATTGAATACTCAATATACAAGCTAACAAAAACCAGAGTACAAATAGGAACTTTTTTCATAGTATAAACCAATAAAAAAATAGAAAAAATGAGCAATGACTATTCAAGACCTTACAGAGTTCACCTTATGGGCAAATCTTATGTTACTCCAGACGACCACTTAGACGTAAAATACGACTTTAAGACCTATAAGGAGGCTACTGACAAATATCTGGAGTTAGTTTTAAGCCGTAGTGAGTTCCGCACTTTAATAGAGGGCCAAGACGTATTAGCTATGAGTCATTTAGGCGAAGAGCATGGTTTAGTCAAAATCTTGAAAACAATGGTAATTAACGCAATTTAAGTCAAACAATAAATACCCCCAAAAACATGAATTTATTAGAAGTTAATATCGAAAAAATGTTACAACTCAAAGCAGCCGACTATGAAAGTTGGTTGCTGGTTCAAAAGGCATACCGCCAAGAGTGTTGGGACGAAGCAATAATGGAGTGTGGTTTCAACGAAAATAGCGGTTATGTTTATATAGCACTTGAAAACGGCATAAGCATAGCGTCTTGTTTTGGTCAATCAGTTGACTACATAGTAACAGACTTTGAAAATGGAGACGAGCATTTTTTAGACACGTATAACGAAGCAGTAGAAACCCAAAATAACCTATAATATGTTAGAATTACTAAGAGAGGGGGTTGCCCTTACAAAAAACAACGCTAAGGAACACGCACAAGAGTTCGTCAACAAGGTCATAGAGGGCCACGCTTCCAGTCTGGAGTCATTAGTGGTTCTGGAATACCTAAGTCAAGTTTTGGACGACGCAAAAGCGCAGATACGCACTATCGCAACAGAGGAACTCTCTGTTTATGGAGACGAAGCCAAAGTGGGTGTTAGCATTAAGGGAGTCCTATTACAGATTAAGGAGGTTGGCACACGTTACGACTTCGCAAACACTTCAAACTGGATAGCATTAAAGTCACAAGAGGACGCTATTGCAGAGCGTCGCAAAGAACTGGAAGCGGTATTAAAGCCATTAACACGTTCTATGACAAACGTGAATGAGGAAACTGGAGAAATCAGTACCATGTACCCCCCAGTCAAGAGTAGCAAAACGAGTGTTGTTATATCAATACCAAAATAATTTTGTAAATAAAGCAAAATAAATTTGGAAAATAGAATAAGTTAGTATAAATTAGCGTCAATAACCAATAAATAAAAAAGACATGGAAATTTTAATTCGTTTTAAGTCAATTGGCCAGAATGTATGTATTGTGGAAATCGACAGAGACTCATTTATTAAATCTTACGACACGTTAGTTGCAGAGATTAGCTACGTTACCGAGTCAATTAAGCCGTTAGGGTACTGGTCAAAAACCACTACTAAGCATATTAACATGGTAGCAAAAGAGTTGGGCTTCAAAGTAATTCAAAAATGAAAATTCAAGTCAAACATTTAACATTCGAAGAGCATGAAATCAACGCACTTTGTGAAGCCATTATATTGGCACAAGATAGTCTCGGAGACAAAAGGTCTTTCGGAAAGAGTAACAACTGGGACGCAGAAATTACTCATAAAATTAACTTACTGGATGCCATACTTAAATCGGTTTATACCAGCGAATACCGAGAGTTGCCAGAGCCACCAGAAACGGACAATAGTCTGTATAATGAGCAGCAGCAATCTTTACCCTTTAGCGACATTTAACGAAATTACTAACAACCTCGAAATGTACCAGCGCATTAAAGTAGCACGTTGGAACGACGACTTAATAAAGCACAATCTATGAGTATGAAATTCTATAAATTCTTTCCAGAGTCAAACACCGCAATCATTGGTTCTATCGCAGAAGCGCAATATGTTAGAAACTGGGTCTGGAGACAGATAGCAGAAGAGGGCAGTCCAGCAGCGGACAAGGTAGTTCTTCTGACTAACGTGGGCATTCAGATTGAAAACGAAAGTTGTTGGGAGTTAGACTTCAAAGCACTCTGGGACAAGGACGACAACGGAGACTGGTATTTAGAAGTGTACCAGTCACGACTTGTTTTAGATAGTCCATTTGAGAGGCTCGATATTTTTTTAGAGTTGCCAGCCTCATGGTTTGAGTATAGCCCCCAGCAAAAAAGCATAGAGCAGATTTACGGCATCTTATGAGTCAATGGAAAGACGAACTACATCAGCATTTAGAGGCCATAGAGCGCCATGGAATATCAGTATATAAATCAATAATAAATAACCCCCACAAAATGACAGAGAAAACGTCAAAGGTACTTAACGTACAAGCAAATGGAAGTTTCGACTCCCAGTATGGAACTTTTTATAAATTCGAGGTTGACTTCGAGAACGGAGACGGAGGTCAGTATTCCGCAAAGACACCAACGCAAAATAAGTTTGTTGTCGGACAAGAGACGACATACACTATTGAGCAGAAAGGCCAGTTCTTTAACGTCAAGCCAGTAGCTACTAACTCATTCCCAGCCAAGTCTTTTGGAGGCGGCAGTAAGTCCCCAGAAGAGTCAAGACGTATAGCACGAATGAACGCTTTAACCAACGCAGTAAACTTTGGTACAAGCGGCAAAGACCTTTTGGTTTCGGACATACTAATTATAGCATCTTCGTTTGAGGCATTTATCATGGAGGGCACAGAGTCAAAGTAATGAAAGAGTTTGACAACACCCAGAAGGTCGTGGAGCATTTGCTCCGCACCTTTCCTCAAACCAGAGATTGTGACCGCAAGCTATTAGCACGTTGCTGGGCAGAGACAATAGGCGAAGATACGCTTAGAGAAATGACGGCATACGACTTCATGGTACTATTCGTCACCAAAAAGAAACTACCTACTCCAGCAACACTAATCAGAGTCAGACGGAAACTGCAAGAGAAATTTCCAGAGTTACAAGGGACGACATACGTAGCACGTAAAAAAAGAGCAGAAAACGTTAGGCAATACTATTCCCCTAAAAACAACTTATTCGACTAATGACACATTACTACAATACCCCTTTCGGCAGACTCATTCGAAGAGAGTTTGTTACCTTAGATAAGTTCGCAGATTGTCTCGATATAAGCAGTCCTACTGCCAGACTTTACGCTATGAACCCCAGTCAAATGAGACTTGCAGACTTCCAGCGTATCTGCGAAAAGACGACCATAACCCCAGAGCAATTATATAGCACCATAGAAGAGCATGAATAAACCAGAGGAATTGTACAAAGAATTAGTATCTATAATTGACACAAACCACTTAGATAGGTTTGAAGAGGTTTGGAAAAAATTAGTCATGAAAAAGTATTTGACAAAGAGTGTTATTCAACACGAAATGCAATACATTCCAAAGCAAGTACCTACGTTCTGGAGGGCAATAGAATATGAATGTGCTAACTATTATGACATATCTGTAACGGACTTATACCAGACGTCAAGGGTGCGCAAATTCATATACGCACGAAACATGATATACTGGATTGTTAGGACGCACTACCGACAAATAAGCCTCAATTTTATAGGCAAAACTTATGACAGACACCATTGTACTATTTTACATGGAATAAGAAAGACAGACGACTTTTTAAGGTTATACGCTGACACAAGGGACATACTAAAAACCATTTGTGAGGCACTAACTTCCGCTGGTTATTTGGAAGCACAAGAAATTTATACTAAATTTGAAGAGCAACGTAAAAATGGAACATATAAACCTATTTCAAAAGATAGAGACTCTCGAAAAAAGAGTCGCAGAACTGGAAAGAATGCTAAAAACAAGCGTCCCAGAGGTAATAAAAAGCAGTAAGTTCGTACCTCCAGCAAAAGAGGACGTTGAAGATTATTTCATGGAAAGAGAGCCAACGGCCACTCTGGAAAACGCAAGTATATTCGCTGAAAAGTTTATAGCACACTATACCAATACGGACTGGAGGTATGGCAAGGGAGGACGGAAAATGAAGTGTTGGAAGTCTGCCATGATAAGTTCATGGAAAACAAGTGAATTTGTAAAAACTAATCAAATAACAATGCGAAATGGAAAATTCGACTCCAGCGAAGCACTCAGAGTTTATCAAGAGTCCCTCAATTTATAATCTGCTAATAGAGGCAGAGAGGTCACCTTATATGAGTGAACTCAAAGTTAGTGACTTTGTTAGGTCATGTGCTAAGGTATGTGCCTTGTATGGTATAGCAATTCCAGACGCACTAATAATGCAAGAGTTACTGGAGTTCACCTCCCAGCGTTTCCATTGGTTGACTATAAAGCATTTCGAGTTAGCCTTTAAGTTAAATGCCAGTCATGAACTGAATAAAAAAGTGGAGCACTTTGGAGCGTTTAGCATTACATTCATAGGTGACATCATGAACTTATATCGACCTCTAAGAGACAACATGTATCTGCAAGAGAATAAACTCCCAGAACAAACTTTACTTATAGCAGACCAAAGCAAACAAATAACAAAAGAGCAGATACTACTTGACGACATTAAACTGGTTAAGGAGGGCAAGTCCCAGTTCGCTCTAATCAAAGGCGCATTTATGTTAGAATGGCTCGAAACGGAGGGCAAGATTGACGTCAATTCATTTACAGAACATGAGTATTCATTAGCAAAGAAAAACGGACTTAAAAGCGTTTATAACGAAAGAGGTTTGAGCAAGTTCAAAGTCTCTAAAATGAATGAAGGAGCAAGGCAATTACTCAAAGAGGCTATTGTTAGAGAGAGGCTTCGAGAGTTGTACGTCATTTACCTTAAAAAGCAATCATGATATACAAGCCAGAATATTTCCAGCGTCAAATAGAAGCGTTAGAACATTTGTCAACAGACTCCATAGTTGAGCAAGTGCTTTATGGAGGTGCAGCTGGAGGTGGCAAAACAAAACTGGGTTGTATGTGGCAAATTCAAAGACGGCTAAAATACGCTGGCACAAGGTCAGTAATAGGACGTTCTAAACTTGACACTCTAAAAAAGACAACTCTCAAAACATTCTTTGAGACTGCCAAAGACATGAACCTTATTAACGGCTTCCATTACTTTTTTAATGGCTCGAGTAATACTATTCGTTTTTTTAATGGCAGCGAAATTATACTAAAAGACCTTTTTGACTATCCGTCAGACGTCAACTGGGACAGCCTTGGGTCACTTGAAATCACAGACTACTTCTGCGACGAGGTAGCCGAAATAACAGAAAAGGCAGTCAATATACTTCATTCACGTTGCCGCTTCAAACTAAAAGAGTTTGGCCTCATTCCTAAGGGTTTCTTATCATGCAATCCGTCAAAGGGTTGGTTGTATAATGAGTTTTATTTGCGACATAAGAATAACGAACTACCAGAGCATAGAGCATTTGTACAAGCGTTGCCACAAGACAATCCGCATTTACCAGAGGCTTATCTTATTTCATTGTCACGACTTCCAGAATACGACAGAAAGAGACTGCTGGAGGGGAACTGGGACTTTGACGACGACACAGATAAGCTATTTGCAACAGATAATTTAGCACGTTGTTTCCGTACTGAAATTGTGGGGAACGGCAAGAAATACATAACTGCAGATATTGCACGTTATGGTAAGGACAGAACCATTATTTGTATCTGGGAGGGGCTGACTATAATTCGCATACATGAACTTCGTCGTGCGAACTTACAAGAGGTCGGAGAAAAGATACGTGCATTACAGAATGAACATGGTATTTCGCTCAATAATATACTGGCAGATGAGGACGGCATCGGAGGGGGTCTCATAGACCTCTATAAATATAGGGGCTTCGTTAATGGCAGTCGTCCTAAGAATTCTATGTACCAAAACCTCAAAACAGAATGCTATTATAAGCTGGCCAACTTTATTGAAGAGGGCAAGTTGACAATCATGGATTATACCTATAAGGAACAAATCATGAAAGAGCTGGAAATGATTAAACGACATAGGTCAAACTCTGACGGCAAACTACAAGTGACTCCAAAGGATGTCATAAAACAAATGACTGGAACGTCTCCAGACTTAGCTGACGCAATCATGATGCGCATGTTCTTTGAGTTGAACCCCTCATTAGGTGTCTACGCTTATGCTTAGCCTTATTTAGAATTAGTATAAATTAGTATAAATAGCAAAATAATTTTGGAATAACCAGATTGTTAGTATAAGTTTGTAGCACAATAAAAAACCAATAAACATGAAAAAAGCACTACTCTTTATAGCAATGTTAATTGCTGGAATGTTAATCGGAGGCAAATTCGATGACGACACTCGAAAACTGGAAGCACAACCAAACCATATATCAAAATGAATAACAAGCCGATAAACGAACTGGAGCAAAAAGCATTAGACATGATAGTTGCTGGTATGTACAACGAAACGCATGTAAATTTCTACGGAGGTAATCAATACCCCAACGGACAAGTTGCCAGACGTTATATACGAATAGGTTACTGGAACGAAATAAGCGCAGAGAGAGTCCCTAAGGAGTTCTGGGACATAGTTCGTGAGGACACCATGTACGACGACGACTGCGGCTGGTTGTTCTCATATCATTTTTACGAATGAGGCATTGTATAATTGGTATATTTAGCATATCTTTGTACTAAATACAAGATTATGACAGACCGAAAGACTCCAAAAAGCAAAACTAAACGTGGTATCTGCGTATTCCTCCCTAACGAAATCTGGGACAAGATAGACGCAGACCGAAATACCAGCAGAAACAAGTTTATCGAAGAGAAATTGAGACAGACTATTTCTATTTAGTCAACAAGACAATAAGCATTCCCTCCAGTATAGCAAATAAGGCGGTGCCAAGTATAACATGGTTTCGTCTTTTTACTTTGCTATCTAACTTTTCATTGTCATTACTTAACTTCGATATGTCATTGGTTAAGCCTTCGACCTTCTTTTTGTAGGTAGCTTCATTTTGAAGCATTAGAGTAATGCGTTCCTCATATAAAGCCACATTTTTATCATGTATCCGTATCTGGTCAGACTGAATGTTGGCCAGTCCCCTCCAGTATTCCTCGCTGGCAATGAGTTTTTCAGTCAACCTTAATTGCTGGGGGGTTAAAGTATCCGTCCTTGTCTCGTTTGGCAAGTAAGTCAAAGAGACTATCCCCAAACTTTTTAGGGTTGTCAATAGTACGACGCTCAATAGTAATGACTTTCTCATGATATTTGTGCAATATGGTTTCTTTGGAGTTCTCAATGTCATATAACTGGAGTAGCAGTTCGTCTTGACTTTGTTTTATTTGCTTTATTTGCCCTTTGTTACTATTTATTAGGCTATCTAATTTGACGCTATTAGAGAGGGTATTGTCATTAGTCTGGTTGTTAGATATACAAACGCATAAAACGGCCACTAACAAGGCTATAATGACGGCAAAGCCTATCTTAATTAGTTTTATCTGGGTCATTAGTTTTGTTTTTAGCGAATGCCTCTATAATTGTGCCTCCAAAAAGGCTTGCGCATAACAGAGCAAGAGTGTCATACATTGGTAACGGACATTGATATACGCTAAACATAGCAACGTAAGCAATAATAAGGAGGTTTATGGCAATGAGTATAGCCGTAACCCTCTTTGAACTGACGGCAGTCCCCTTGCTTATTAAGTCCTTGAACCAGTTTTTCACTTTCTATGTCTAAGCATTTTATAGATAGTAACAATGGAAGCTACTCCAGACAATAAAAGGCACGTTATTTTTAGTGCAAATTCAACGTCTAATAACCATGCTGGGACAGATAGCATAATACTGCTAATTGTACCCACTACTCCGTCTGCAACTTGTTGTTCGTGGTTACTCATTACTGCTTTAAGTATATAGTTCGACCCCCTTGCTTTGTGGCACGTAGTATTTGCTTTCGGTTATGAAGGCGGTTATAACTAACGTGCAACCAGTCTGGTTGTTTGTCATTACCAAACTCCCAGATTAACTGGTCAAACTCTAAATTGTCCTTAATGAACTTAAATAGTTCTGCGTTAGTTCCATTTCCAAACGTTGCGCAGTCAATATCTAAGGCTTCACCTTTCATGTGTTGGCTTGTTGGACTGCCACCTATCTTGGCATTCAATTTAGGTGAACGGAAACCAGAGTTAATACCTAATGGCCCTCCGACAAACTCTCTGCACTTATCAAAAACATGGGTACAAACCTCTTTTAAGTTGTCTTTTTGCTCAAAGTTAGGCTCGTTTACAATACCCAGTCTTAATGCGGTTGCACTTTTGGTTAGTTCTCCTAACGTAGCGTATTGACTAATTTTTTCTTTTGCGTTCATTTTGTAATTTATTTTGTTCTGTCTTTTTGCGTTCTAAATAACTGGTAAACTTCTCCTCATATTTACGGAGCAATTCCATGTCCTTTTTACGAGCCATAAATAAAGAGTCTTATGCGGTCTAAATCAATATATCCTCTGCGTCCATTTCGGCCATTACTAAATGCGTAGTTATTACTCGGAAATATAGTAGGGTTTGACCAGAACTGACCCTCTGTATTTGTCATAAACTCTGGAAAGAACTGCTGGTTTTGACAAATGTAATTTACTAACACTTTGCTATAATAAAGAGCCTTTTGTCTGGCTTCATTTCGGTAGTTAGTAAAGTCCTCTGTGCTTATTGACGTTGTACTTTCGCTGGTACGAATAACTAAACTTCCATTATCAGTTTTGATATACAAGTGCGGCAACATTTCATACATTGACCACCAACAAGTTGCCTTGCGCAAGTATTCGTCAAGTAAAGTCTTGTAATTGACATACGCTGGGTCACTAATATCCCCAGTCGAAATAAGGTCTTTGACTTTGTTAAACAAGTCTGTGCCAAGTATCTGTTGGACGTGTTCGTCTTGTGCAATATAGATGCTGGGGTACATGAGTAAAGGGTCAACGCTTCCATTGACATAGGTGTAACGCTTAATATAGTTTTCGTCAATAAATAGTATTTCCTCTGGTAGTGCCATTTTTAGTGTTTTTCTGGTTGTTTAATAAGTAAAAGTTGACAAGAGGCTTTCTGGCTTCGTCGTCATTATAATCTACTGGCAAATCAATAGCTTGTTCTATTGAGTCAACGACAATAGTATGCTTTAAGTTGTACTCCTTAATCATGTCGTCAAACTTACCTCCATAACTGGCAGTTAATACGAGATTGTTTGGTATTTCTTGCAATCTTCTTACCCAGTAAATGAGACTCTTTGTATATGCCCAAAATTCAACATTAGGATTGTCTCTACATATCTGCAACCACATGTCAAAATAAGACTGGGAGTAAAAGTCACCAGAGGCATGAATACGAACTGCGGTGCATTTCTTTGGTAAAACTGGAATACCTCTTTGACGCACAAATTCAAAGTTTAACCAGCGGTGCTTTCTGACGGCTGGGAAACGTTCGGCACTTGCCGCATAACATTTATAAGCACTACTCTGGTTGTCAAATTTTCCAGTTTCTCTATCGACCTTTACCAGACAATCCTTTGCAAACGGACACGAATAGCCAGTTGGTAAGTTCCACTCGTAAACAATGCCAGTATAATAGTTTGTCTTTTTAACAAATTTCATAGTTAGTTTTTTAGACTGCCTCTGCTGGGAGTGTTAATTGGTGCAATAGACTCTTTCCCTTGTTTACGAATTGTACTTGGCACTTTACCTTCAACTTCTACTTCGTTTGTCATTCCGTCATTAGGGAGGAACTTGCCGTTTTTACGCTTGCGCATATAAACCATGCGCTTCCAAAAATGATGGCAATAGACACCGCCTTTCCACTCCCAGATGCTATATGAATTTTCGCCAGTAGGTGCGAAGTCAGAGTTTACTCCGTCGTCACCCATTTCTATAATATCTTCATAGCGGAATAAAGCACCCCCACTTGACCAACGTACCATTTCTTTGCAAAAATCTCTGCTCTGGGTACTAACATTCTGGGAATAAGCGTAACGCACCTTATACAAACCTATGTCAGTAGAGGAACGTGGGTCTGGGTCAGCGTATGAACGTGACGGCAAAGTATTCATGTACTCTCTTACTGCAAACTCTTCGTTGTGTGGGTCTGTCACCTCCGTTTCTGACACAAGCTCCCAGTCCTCCGAGTCAATGTATTCTGCCTTTGCCTCTAATCGACTTAACCAGTTATGTTGACATTCAGAGCTAAACTCTGGTGCGTCACCATTTTTTTTTTCAAAGGTTTCAACACGCTTTGCAGCAATTTGTGCTGGGGCAGTCGTATCTTGAATAAGAGGTGTGTTAGGTATAATGGCCAAGTTAGATATAAGGCCACTAAAAGCATTAACTATAATGCGCTGGTATGGTTGTATAACTTGACTATTAAAGATTTGCATAGCGACAATCATTTCGTCTTTGTTACTGCCTAAACCTCCAGAGTCTCTAATACCAAAAAGCAACGGAGACGTTACTCGGTGGCCAATCATGATTTGCTTTGAAGTCTCTTCGCTCAAAAACTGGTATTGCTTATCTGCATCTGTTAAAGGAAATGGAGTAATCTGCGGCACTCTGGTTGGGTCCTCGTCCCATGTCATAATGAACTTTCCAGAGTTGTTAGCACCACTTAGCATTTCCTCCCACTCACGCTTCATTGACTCTCTTCCTTGTCTATCTGGTACTCCGTTCAAAAAGTTAATAATGAATGACGGAAATAAGCCATTCAAAATGTTATTAACATGATATAAACCCATTTGATATGACAATTCAATATAATTCATTGCGCCAATATAATCTGGTTTAGCGTATTGAGTGCTTCCAGTTTTCATGACATGAGAATACACACATTGTCTGGGGTATTCCGCTGCGCATTTAGGGTCTGCAAAAGGAATGTAACATGGAGTGTTTTTTTCTTTGCGGTAATTGGCCCAGTCTTTACTATACCAGATGCCAGTAATTTCGTCCGTCTCCTTTTCATAAGCCAGACGGCATTGGTCAAAAGGCAAGTGGTTAATCTTAGCTATGGTCATTCCGTCCAATGCCCATATAACCTCTGCCACGAATTGCCCTTGTAATTTTAAGTCAAGAGAGATGCCGTCAATAGCGTTGTCAAGAATAGAGTTTGTACCCTTTCCAGAAATCATAAACGCAATACTATTGGTTAGCGCATTGTGAATAGGGCTGTTGTTATATAAACGAAGCAGTTGCAAAGGGTAATCATTTTGAGTTCCATAGTCAATCCAGCCTTTTGGGTTGTCCTTTTCGGTGCTCTCGGAGGGTATGTATTGCGATAGACTTAAAAAGTTTACTGCAGACTTGTCTTGTGGTGCTTCCATGTTTAATAACCAGTATAAATAATGTCAGTAGGAATGTCTTGCATATCTGGGTTGTAATAGATAATGTCACTACCTACTTCGCATGAACCTTGTTCAACCAGACCGACAACAACTGCGTCCTCTGGGTCTAAGTTAGTAGCACTATTTTGGCCATAAATGTAGTACGCATAGCGTCCATTTATAATCATTCCAGTTGCATCAATTTCTACTTTGGTGTAACGTTCGTTTTCGGTTATGACATTTAAGACTTGCTCAAAACTCTTGTGGCCAAGTTCACTTACCATAACCAGCAAGTAATTGGTGAATGCGGTACTGAAATAAGTGCGCCCTTCGTCAAGCGTTAAGTAGCGAAGTTGTGCTGGAGTGTTATTCTGTAAGTAAAGCATTGTGCTAATATATAAAAAAAGGGAAAGCGCAAACCTTCCCTTTTTAGTTTTGTGCTAAAATTGTTTATAAAGTGCTTGGAGCACCAGCGCAGAAATATGCACGTTTGTTACTCATGGCAACAATAGCGTTGGTATATCCGTTTAAGTCGCCAAGTTTTGTTCCAGTCGCACTCGTTGAAGTAGTAAAGTTTGCACTTCTTTCTAAGCCTACTAAAAACCAGTTGTTCATTGCGTCAAGGACAAATACTGCTAATCTCATTTTAGCTGCCTCTTGTAACTCTTTGCGTTTCTCGGAGTCCAAAACGTGCATGTTGAAGTTAATTGTCTGGGTGTAGACAACCGTTCCATTGTCCTCATTTACGGCAATGGTCTCTTCAAAGTTAGCGGTTTGTGGAGGCAAGTTGTAAGTCTCTAAGTCACCAGCGGTAAGCGTTAAAGCAGTTACAATTTCGTCAGCATCTAAGGTGACTGCACCAACGCCATTAACGTTGTTCCAGTCTGTTAGAATAATGGTTTGAATTCCTCCGACTCCTTTCTTGCAGTCGAGGTCAAATCCAGTGGTTAGCATGCAATCAGCCATATTTTTTTGTGTTTTGTCGACAAAGAAAAGGGGTCTTTCACCTCCCCTCCTCGATGTCTATGTTAATTAGTCAAACCAGTAAACTGCAATCTCGTTTCCGAAACCATATTGTATTCCAGCAAAGAATTGTGCTTTGAAGCGAACGTTGTTCTCTGCGAATTGACCCATGTCAACAACTTGTACTTCGTTCCAGTTAGAAAGCAAATTCGTTCCGAACCATAGGTTGCTCTTCTGTGCAAACACCATAGAGTTAGCTGGCATACCAGCACATTCTACAATGTCGTACTGGCCATTCCATGTCATTTTCACGCTTTCACCTTGATATAGGTAGTAACCAGCGCCAAGTCCTAAGATAGCATTTCTGTATGACTCTGCCACGTCGCTTGACATATAGATAAGTGGTTTCTCATTCGCACGACGTACTGCCAATGGAAGAGTAGTTACTAACAATTTAAGTTTGTCAATAACGTTACCCTCTGTAATTGCAACTGGTGTCGGTACGAAGTTTACACTTGCATCAGCACTAAACAATGTCAAAAAGCCGTCGTATGAAGTAGCGGAAGAAACTCCAGTCCATATCATTTGCTCGTTGGTTTGACCCATGTTACCCAAAATAGCTGCAACAATATAGTCTGACAATGAAGTGTGAAGTTGTCCGTTCTGCTCCGACTTTGCCTCCCAGTCCTCTAAAAAGTCAAGTTTGCAAATCTCCAAAGCAATTTCATACTTTGCAATATCTAACCAACGCTCCGACAAAGTAACTTCGCCAGTTGGTGACCATGAACAAGTTGGTGCGTTGAAACCAGTATTGAAAATACCTTTGCGCACTACTTGGCGCCATTCGATATTCTCTTTTAAGGTAACGTTTTGTAGGGTGTCATTCGCTAGGAATGCAGCCTTAATGTATCCTCCAGCTACTTTACCAGCATATGAAGAGTTGACTGTTAAATCTGTTGCCATTTTTTCTTATTTATTGTTGTTGTTTTTATTTTTGTGCGTATTTACTCATATTAAACGCAACCTTTTCCTCATAAGACATTTTGTGAAATGGCTTAGATGCTGGAGCGTTTTTTCCAAAGGCAACTGCGTTCTTATCCTTAACAGAATTGATTGCTGGTTGCTTAGATAGTTTAGTCACCTCGGTTGACAATGAAGTGTTTTTGTCTTTTAGAGCCTTAATCTCTGCCTCCAAACCTTCAATGTGCTTCTGCAATACTTTCATATCTGCAGTCATTTCTGCTTCGGCTGGAGCGTCTGGAGTTTCTGTGTCAGACGTTTCTTCTGCCGCACTTGAAATCTCTGCTACTACTCCAGACATAACATTTAGTATTCCTCCGTCTGCCAATTCGTATTCTCCGTCTGGAAGAGGAACGTTGTTACCTTCTGCATCCTTAATGAAAGCACGAACTCCTACTGCCCAAGTGTCCGAGTCAGTAAAAATAGAACTTCCGTCTGCTAAGATGCCTTCGGCCATTAGTTGTGTCTCTGTTTTCTCTTCCGAGACTTCCAGATTGACATTGTATTTCTTAAAAATACTTTTGATGTCGTTTATTACTGACATAAATAGATTGTTTTAGTTATGAGTTAATTGTATATGGCAAAAATGCACCATTTGTTTGCTTATTCCAAAAATAAATATGCTATCTTTGACGCTCCTATTCATTTTTATTGGTCATAAACAATTAAGGAGGTAAACGTACCTCCTTTTTTGTGTCTTATAATGAACTCGAATGCTCCTTTATAAGCACCTCTATTTCCTCCAGCATTAACTTAGTCTGGGTACTAAGATATTGTTCGTCTAATGCGTCAAATTCGCCCTCTATACTGAAACCAAAGACATCATTCTCTTCGACCTTAGCCCAAATGTCGTCATTTGAAACGTACATGCCACCGAACCATGTACCAACTGGAAGCGAAAAGCCAAAGTTCATGCTCTTGTCGTGGTCGCCTTCTATAAGCCAAGTTTCAACAAGGCTAACTCCGTCAATCTTTGACTCATGTTCATACGTCGCATTGTGTTGGCGGTTGTTCATGATATAGTTGTACGCTATTTTGCGTATGGTCTCCTTTGTGAACTTGACATAATACTCTTCGTTGGTCTTTGGGTGCACTCTAAAAATGAACTGGTCTGGAATAAGTAGTGCTCCATAAAGCATTCGTCTCTTTGACTCTTGCTCTTCGAACTTTACATAGTTCTTTTTATGGTCATTTAGCGCAATAAAGTTGACACCTATTGCTGGGTTTTCAACAAGCGAAATGGCGAACACTCCGCTGCCCTCTTCGTTAATGTCATAGGTAATGACTTTTACTTTGTCTCTCATAGTCTTGACTGGTTTTTTATTAGTTGTTGTGCTTCCATACTACTTGCTACTTGTCCGCTTACGACATACGCTTGGAACGGAGGTTGTTGCTGGTCTGGTCTGTTTCTTAAAAATGACATATCAATAGGAGGTACACTTCCAGCGCCACCACCTCCAGAGGAAGCAGTAGTGGGTGGGGTGCCGCCACCACCTCCTTCAAACTGGGTTGCGGCAATCTTCGCAAGAGTCGCTGCTCCAGTTATTCCTACTAAGGCAAGAGAGGCAATTCCAGCTGGGTTAGGAACTGGCCCTATGGCAACTGGAGATTGAGCAAGAGAGGCAACTGCCGCCTTTGCCGTATCTATTATTGCACCTCCTAATTGTAAAGCCTTGTTGAACTTAAATTGTTTGCGTCGCAAGTTTTCCTCTTCCTTGCTTCCTTTAACAACGTTAGCTAATTGAGTAGCAAATACTGCGTCGCCTAAGTTCTGGAGGGCGGCAGCTCCCTTTTCTGCCCACTCTATTTGCGAGTCATGTTTGGCCTTTACTAACGCTTCATTCTTGTCTAACTCTTCTTTGTCGTACTTGTCATTGATGTCTTGTTTCTCTCTTCGCTCTGCTTCGACAAGTGCGCTGGTATCTAATTTCTGCGCCTCTGCCAGAGTCTTTAATTCGAAATACTTATCTTGAACAACACGCAGTTCTTGCTCTTGTGCTGAAAGTTTAGCGTTCTGGTTTTCCTCGTCTGCTTTATCAATTAAGGCTTGTAAGTCAAGGAGTTCTTGTTGCTTAATAACAATTCTGGCTTGTGCGTCCTCTTGCTCTTTTTTCAGTTTTTCCTTTGCCTTGTCCTCTTCTATTTTGTCATACTTATCCATGATAAGTTGCAACTCGAACTCATGTACCGCTTTTAAGTTTGCCATTTCTTTGGCACTCTTCTTAGCGTCTTGAAAGCGTTTTATCTCTGCAGCTTGAACTTGTCCTATACTAAATAACTCCTTTTCGTAGTCGTCCATTTGACTTCTAAGCACTTCGCTAATGCGTTGCTCAATTCCTTTGATGTCCTCCTTTAACTTTGCAGCAGCTTCTATTGCTTTCCTCTTTCTTTCCTCTGCTTTGGCTTGCGCATCCGCTTCGGCTTTTAATTGCTCTGCAGTTTTAATGCTTTCGTTTGTCTTATCAATACCAGCTTGTAATAGGTCTATTTCCTCCTTTTTATTTTCAACTGCTTGTTCTTGATATGACTTTTGTATTTGAAGTAATGTACCTTTTTTTTCTTCTTGCTTGTTTACTAATGCGCCATTCTTAATGTCTATTTTAGTTAAGTCAACCTTTTTATTATATTTGCTTAATTCATTTCCTATTAACTGGTCTTTCGTGTTTTGGTATCTAAGACTGGCCACCTCTTGCTCAACTATCTTTTCTTTTGCAGCAACCATTTCTTTTGTTGCCGCCTCTCTTTTCTTTAACGCATCATATTCTGGGTCTGTTATTCGTCTGGCATCTTCTAATGCTTTGTTAATCTTTCCTTGCTCTTCTGCTTGTAGTAACTTAATGTCATAAACGGCTTGCTCTCTCTTTTCAATAGCAGTTGCCGCTGCCTCTGTGTCTCCTTTCAAATTGGCAATTTCGACCTCCTTATCAGCAGATAGCTTTTTTGTTTGCAGAATTTTTAACTCTTGGTCATAGGTACTTTTATTATTTACGTCAAGTTTTTTCTGTATATTGAGTTGACGCTCCAAAGCAACGGCTTGTCCGTCAAGGGCTACTTTTGCTTTCTCCAGTTTATCAATCTTAGCACTATTCCATAACGCTTGTAAGTCGTCCCAGTACGCAATTATTCCTACAATAGCAGCTGCAATAAGAAATATAGGGTTGGCAAGTAAAGCCTTCCCTAAATTAGCAAAGCCCTTTATTAAGCCACCTATTTCTGTCTGTAAGGTTTTGAGGTCTACTTTTTTTACATTAGAACCTACTGCGGTTAATGACTTTCCTAAGCCGTCAAAGTCAAGGTTCTGAATTTGGCCAGACATCATTCCGAATGTATTATTCATACCTTCAAACGCTGGCCCAGTTTGAGACTTGACCGCATCAGCGGTTTCTGCCATTTGGTCTTTAAGGCTTCCTAACTTTGCCGCTACTTCGTCATATCTGGCATCTTCTGGGTCAAGACTTTGTAACTCTAAATTGAGTTCTTTCATTTGCTTGCGCAAACTATTAACACTTCCAGAGGTCTTTTCTGACTCTTTGCCTATCTTTTGAATAGTCGCACTTGCTCCGTCCTCAATAACTATTTTTGTCGTTGCCATTTCTTATATAAATAAATAGATTATACCCCATAGTACCAATAGGTAAATGGCATAATTTACAATATTGACCGAGAATTTAATAGCATAATACGTTCTATTTTTCAGTTCGTATTGTCCGTCTGCGGTCTTTCCAGTTTTGGTCTCTGACTTAACCCCATACTTGACAAACTCAAAAGTACGGAGCATCTTGTTAATCTTAGTTTCTATCATGATTTGCCAGTAAAATAGTATTTAGTTCCATTACTTACAAAGTTAGCACTACTTGTGCCAACCATGTTTAAGACTGGCCCCCCTTCAATGTTGCCACCACCTTGTACTCTAATTGACAAAGTTCCAGCTGGGTCAATATTGCGTATTGTTATTTCTTGCCCTATGGCCATATTTATAGGAGGTAGCCAAATTGTAATAGTGCCCAAACTTCCAGCAGCTCCAAAGATAATGCTATCCGTAAGCCCAAGATAAGTGTCAATTTTTACCTCTCGAACTGGGTACATAACTCCATTAGTTCTAATTGGCATACCGAATGTAGACTTTTGAAGTCCTACATTGGCAATAACTTCATGTCCGTCTGTTACTCCTTGTGGCTTAGCAAAACATGCACCCCTTTCACCTATGCCATTCCAGTAATACCCAAAACGGAGACAACAATCTTCGTCAATAATTGCTGGGTTGCCTTCTTCGTCCTCCCAGTTTATTAAATAATTAGTGCTAACACTAACTGGAGTAATGTTGCAAAGGTTGTTTATGTCAAGAATACGAATGAGTTTTACCTTAGTTGCATCCATACCTCCGACAACGTATTCGCTTAGTTCCAGTATGCGCCAATAGGAGTCCATTAGCCATATCTTGTCACTAAACTTAAATGTAAGTATATCATTTAGAGTTAGCGTAAAATATGCCTCCATTATTCTTGCTTGTCCGTCATATATTTCTCGGTAATAGTCCCTCCAGTATTTATTGTAAAGGTTATTATAAGGGTTGGCAATAATGGTATGCAGAGGTACTTCTGGAGCGAAGTTTAAGTCTAAGTCACCAACGTTGGCATTCATAGTGGAGTAGTTGTTTAGACACTTAACTGATGTCGGAACAACTGCAGTACCATTGTACATATTAACACTAAAATTTGCAAAGTAATATAGTATTCGAGCCTTTGGTTTGACAAATTCTCCTTGCTCGTTTAGAAATCTGGGACATACAACGTCCGTATAAGTAATGCCGTTGCTGGGTGTACTTGCAAAGGCTAACTCTATTTTCTCTTCTCCAGAGGCAAAGTCATTTTGAACGTCAAAGTCGTACTGGTCTATTTTGTATTCCCCAAAAGTGCGGCCACTATCTGCATAGAACTTATTGTAATAGTCTCCGTCCGACGCATAGGTAAACTTAAATGAAGCCTTTTGTATGTCAGTAGTGGGGTATATCATTATATCCTTGCCTATGTCAATCTTTTGACTCCAGTCGCCTCCGTCCG